TATCTATATATATTAATAAATGAATAGAGATTTAAATACTGCATTGTGAGTTGGCTTAGTGGAAACTAGTATTCGAACTAACTAATAATAACTCTCAGTTCATCAAAAAGTATGGAGATTGGTAAAACATATCTTCAATGACTATACGCCGATCTTGATCGGTAATTAAGGTGATAGATACACATTCATTTGTAGTAAATATTGATCTTACAAATCTACTAGAATCATGGCAGTCCGATTAAATATTTCTTAATGGGTTTTGAAATATTTAGTTTTGGGATTAGATGTTTTACATACTGCCGTTAACTTTAAAAATAATAAGGAGGTTCTTATGGTGAATATAAATTATATATTAGATTCATTATTGAAAAATGAAACTATTGGACATGGGATCGAGGTTCTTTTTTCTGAACTTAATTTTCCTAAAGTATTACCATCTAGACCTATGATTGGTGATACCATCGAATCAATTAAACCTAAACTAAAATTGGTTGTTACAGATGTGTGTTGGGTGGAAACATGCGGTTCTGTGAGGGCTGAAGTTACTCTAGGAAAATGTCCATGATGAGTGATATAAGGAAAAAGTGTTCAATGAAGATATGGAGAAAGGTCCATAAAGAAGTCGATGATCAATCAGATGTAGTTACAGAGGTTGATAAAAAGGTTTTAAACCCAATAACAAAACAAACAGATCAAATCAAGGAGAAGTTATGTCAGCAATAGTACGAACAGTAGAAATCCCACAGTCATCTGATTGTGGTGTTATGTTATATGAATTAATTGACGGGAGAAATATTTTAGTAATATCTTCTTTTTCAATAACTGACACAGGTGAGATCGCTACAACTGTATCGTTCTCAATTCAGAAGAAAGAAACATTACGATTAGTTTCTGATTCTGATTCAAATGAAGATCTTGAGAATTTCGGGAAAGCCACTTCAGATAAGATCAAGGAAATAGTAGAGTCATTATAAACCCATAAATGGAAATACAATGAAAACTGTTATAGAAGGTACAGGAGTTAGGGTTACAGAGGTTAATGTAATTCAAGTGAATCTAGATATATTATGCTTTATAATTAATATAGATGGACCTTTTGGTGACTATAAGATAACACATGGATATCATATCGAAAGTGTTAACGCGTGTTCTTCCGTGGTCATTGATTCAATTGGTACTGATGAACATGATATTCCTATTGATAATACAATAGTAAGGTTTATTGGTGAGTCGGAATATGAGAGATATTTTCATGAATCTGGTAATATATTAATACCGAATCCAGGTGAATTGCTTAACAGGATTCAATTTTATATTACTAAACATGATAAACATAATATATTGTCCGTTAAGACAGTAGAACATAAAGTAGAATAATAAATAAGGGTGGTTAACAGCCATCCTTATTTTTTTTCTTGAAATAAAGAACAAATACAAAAATAGGAATATAATATTTAAAGGAATTTTATGGAAAAAAGAGCTGTATCTCAATACCTAGTTAATATTTTTATAGATGGTTCATTCAATGAAGCCTTAACTACTCATTTTACCACCTTTAGAATAATAAACTCAATCCGAGCTCCATGGCCGATATATGAATTATATTTCAGGTCTGATAATCAATTAATTATTGAAGAAGATTTATATGGCAGTCAGGATATCCAAGTTAAGATAACAGTTACTGCTGAAGGTACTGAACCGTTAGATCATGAAATAACATATAACCTATTATATTTACAATCCAATTTAGATTTACCTCCAAAGAAAGAGGATTCTGGTGTCCTTGAAGATCAGAAAGATTTCGAGCGAACTGATATATGTATAAAGTGTTTATCTAAACCTTCAGTTGTTGCTATGACTACCTTTGTTAATAAAGTGTGGGAAGAAGAAACTGCACTTAAACCTTTAGATTTTATAAAAGAAATATTAGATCAGAATGCTATTAAATACAATATTTATGATTTGGGTATGAATGAGGAAACAGTACAACAATTATTAATTCCTCCAATGACTATTAAGAGCGCAATAGATTTTATACATGAAAAATTCGGAGTATTCTCTGGTCCTTTATTTAGATTTGCAACATATGGTGGAGAGATAAATGTATGGGATTTGAAACAAAGATTCGATCTCCTGAAAGATGATGGTTATCTTAAATACCATAAACTATCTTCTAAATTTGAATCAGAAGAGAAATTCCAACAAATAAACTTAGATTCAGGTGATGACGCATTTCAATTACTCACTTATGATCTAGTTCAAACCTTATACTCGGGTAATGCATCAATGCTTAGATATGGATATGATAATATCTATATACAGCATCCACATGAAGACATAGTATACTTTAACAAAAAGAAATCAGATGAGATAATTGAAGAATTTGGATTATGGCATGATAATCCAAAATTAAAATTCCATAATGATTTGAAACATAGAAAATTGTATTATTCTGATATGCAGGGATTTGAAACAGGTAGTGGTTATTCTGGTATATATAATGATTTTAATATGACTAGTGATCTATCTTCGTGTTTTCAAGACTCAGCTTCTATTCAATTTACTCTATACAGGAATGTTGAACTGTATCATTGTCAGAAAGTTGGAGAGATAATGTATTTCAAACCATCCGCAATGCATGAAATAGTACCAGGTTCAAATTATGAAGGTGGTTATTTAGTTTCTGATTCTGATATTGTATTAACTAAAATGAATAAGGGTGTAGAACAAGAAAACATTAACTGTGTATGTTTTATACGAGCTCATAGAGCCACATCAACAAAAGACTAATTATGGATATAGATAATTTACCCCAGCAACAAAAAGATCGTTTATTAGAATATTTTAAATGTAAAAGCGATCCAATATATTTCATAGAGAAGTATATTAAATTGGCTATTGCTGGTGGTGATACTACAGTCCCATTATATGATAAACAACAGGAGTTCATTAAGTTATTTTATGATGAACATAATGTAACAGTATTGAAATCTAGACAGACTGGATTATCAACTGTGACTCAGATGTTATGTGCTCATATGGTGACATTTTATAAAAATGCAGTCATCGGTGTAGTTAGTAAGAGTGGTTCAGAATCAACTGATTTCTGTAGATTGGTGTTAGGTATGGTTGATACTCTACCTGAATGGATGAGACCGACAATGGTCAAACGTACAGAACAATCATTCATTACCGAGAATGGATGTAAGTTCTATTCTGCTCAAGTAGATGAATCTAACCCTGAAGGTCTATTAAGAGGTAAAGCGATTACTCTTTTAATATTAGATGAAGCAGCATTCATACCTAAAATTGATGATGCATATACATCATGTGCACCTACTCTATTCAGAGCACAAAAAGCAGCTAAGGAAGCTGGTATCCCGTATGGTACTGTCATTATATCAACACCGAACAAAACAGTTGGTAAAGGTAAGTGGTATTTCTCGATGTGGACTAAAGCTGTTAATGGTGATTCTGTATTCAAACCATTTAAATTCCATTGGTCGATGATTCAAGAGTTAGCTGATGATCCTGATTGGTATAATAATCAATGTGGATTGTTACAGAATATCAAATGGAAAATTGCTCAAGAATTAGATATGCAGTTTGTTGCTAGTAATGAGTCATTCTTACCTACCAAAGCTATTGAAGTATTGAATCATAGTGGCAGAGATCCATTGCATAAAATTAAATTACATGGGTTTGAATTATATCAATGGAAATCTTTTGAAAAAGATAGATTATATTTGATAGGAGTTGATACAGCTTCTGAATCAGGTGATGATAATAGTACTATCGTAGTCCTTGATTATGAGACATTCGAAGAGGTAGCGGAATTCCAAGGTAAACTGAGAGTAGATGATTTTTGTAAAGTAATACATCTCGTAACTGTCATGTATCCAAACTATTTAATTATACCTGAATCCAACTCTTATGGTAATCAAGTATGTGAATATCTAACTAAGGGTGATGTATTCTATAATATATATCATACTAAGGTCAAGACTAATAATATAGAACAACCCAAGAAACCTAAATTCAAATATGGATTGTGGACAGGTCCTACTAATAGACCATTAATGACTGATGCTCTATATACATATGTTACAGAAGATCCTCATTTAATCCATTCTGAAAGACTAGCACTTGAATTGATAGGGTTGATAGATAAAAGTGGTAAGGTTCAGGCTGATGATGGTGAGAAGGACGATTTAGCAATGGCGTATGCGTTCTGTTCATATGTTAAATTATATGATCCTCCATTAGGTATTTCTAAATCATTCAACAGTCCTGAATCAATGGCTGCAATGCAAAATATAGTAGGATGGAATGATGGAATTGGTGTTATAATGTCTCCTGAGTTGATTGAGTTCTCTAATGAAAAGAATTTTGAAGGTGACTTAATTGATAAAGCAGAACATTCTAATAGAATATTGGAAAAACATATTAAAAAGAATCTTCATAAAATTGTTGAGGATAATAATGGAAGTACTGTTGATATAATTCAAATGATCAATATAAGGAATGAAAAAAATAAACAATGATTTCAGAACAAAAATAAAATAAAGTTGAGGTTTTAACATGGGATCAGATATACAAAATAAATCTCTTAAAGTAGCTTTATCGAATAGAGGGTATAGAAGTACTGAAGCAGGAAGTCTAAATGATAAAAAATTATATACCAACGACAAGATAAAAGCTGATTTTCTAGATATCATATCAAAACAATCTACATTCAATCCGATAAGAAATACAATTAATGCATTGATTGAAAACAACAAGATTATACCTGTCCATGTGTCTCAAGGAATTCTAGTAAAAGTAAAGAATATATTTTCAAAGTCTAAAAAGCAATACTCTGAAGGAATGAATCAATTAGCCTTCTTTGATGTACCAACAAGGAAAATCTTTGTATTGGTTGAAAATATAGAAAATACTGATTATTGGAAAAACCAAGAAGCTTTATCGTTAGTTCTATTACATGAATTACAGCACTACACATCAATAGCATTTCCTAATTCATTTATCAAGTTACATATTAAATCATTGGTGAAATATTATAAGAGGTTCTTTGTATTGTACTTCGATGCTCCTATTACAGATAAACAAGCTATTGATTTTATTAAATGGCTTCATTCACGAACAGAAACTCAAAGAGGTATTGATAAGATTTCTACAAATTTACTAGTAGAGTATTTAGCAAAACTTAGAATTATGTTGAAACCTCATTACGGATCTCAGGATAAATTGAAAGAAGATACATTCCAATTTGTACTTATACTAAAAACATATTTAACAAGTCCGGAATTGTATTCTAGGTTAGTATATTCTAGATCAGGTAATGCATATAGACTTTTCTCTGCATTATATAATTCATACAGACAAATCAAAATCATTAAACATTCAAGTTTCTGTATCCAGGAAGCATTGTATCCAGGTGAGATTATATGTATAGAATCTGAATTCAACACTTCTTCTAAACATTTTTCATTAGTTTCAAAAATTAAATAAGGTAAGATATGGCAAATAGACCTCCAGATCCATCACCACCAGATAAAGGTGATTTCGATAGATTGAATAGGAATCTTGATAGTCTATCTAGTACTCTTGGTAAATATCCAAGAGAGATGGGAAGAGAAGCTCCTATTATACCTGAAGAAGAGTTGATGAAAGTTAACTCATTGTCAAAATCAATTGATTCTTTGAATAGAACTATAGCTACAGGGACTGCTACTATCGCTACTGCTACATCTTCTGCTGTGAAAGCATCTGGAAAATTAGTTGGTGAAACTGCAACTAAAATGAAACAAGAGGTAGGACCAGATACAGACATTGCTGCTGGAAGATTAGGTTTATTGGGCGGTCCATTAGGTGCTGTATTTGCGCAAACGTTAATGAAGTCAGAAACTGGAAGAGCTATAGCAGAATCAGCAAAGGGAAAATTTAAATCTGCAGGGTCTAAAGCATATTCTTCATTAAAAAATGCAGCTACCAACAGGAAGAAAAAACCTAATATAGATGATGTGATATTATCTGGCAAAGGAGAAGTCCATAATAATTCGCCTTTATCTAAGAAATCTAAAAATAGAGCATTAACTACTAATGTCAATCTGGGTAATGTTTATGCATCATCTATTACAAATAAGAGTTTCGCGAAGAAGAAATCTCCTGATGTGGTCACTGCGGTTGATAGATTACGATTAAGTAATACTCAGATAGCTAAAGCTCAGACTGAGTTGAAACCTGCTAAGATAAAGAAAGAATTACCAAAAGCAGCAACTGGTGGTTCAGTATCTAGTACTGGTGCTGCTATAGTTCATTCAGGTGAACTGATAATCCCTAAAACTTCAGTTGAAAAATACAGGAATAGAACATTAAGTACACTAATAAATATGAATTCTTTATTAGAAGAACAATTGATTTCTATGTCTAAGTTAGGTGACGCATTTAGTGATCCAGCAGGCGCCGGTGGTTTCTTTAAATCACTAGGTTCCGGGTTGCAGTTGATGTTACCTATATTCAGTGGTGGAATGTACAAGAATGACATTGCAAAAAGTAGTAATCCATTAATCACAATAGCGTCTGGTATAATGGAACAATATAGATGGCAGAGATTGTATGGTGAGTTAAATAAGAAGCAACTGAATGAATTAATTAAAATGCAGGGTGGTCAGCAATACGATGTATTTGGTAAACGTGGTCTGTTCTTTGAATTCTTAGAACAGCAAACTAAAAAATTGGTTCTTAAAGTTGAAACATGGAAGATAAAAAAACTAAAACCATTACAACGAAGAGATGCAGTAAGAGCCAAAGCTAAAGAAAAAAATCATAAGACTAGTGCATTTGGAGCATTTATAGACAAACATAAATCTAAAAAGATTGGTGCCAGTGCAGCTATCGTATCAGGTTTTGTGAAATTAGCAGGAATAGATGCAGAAGCGTTTGAATCAGGTTACCGTGAACAAACGAAAAAAGTAATATCAGGTAAAATGTTTGAAGGTGAAGGTAAGGGTAAATCATTATATCAGAATACAAAAGAAACTAGTTTGTTTGGTATGCTTGGTAATGTAGACGAGGAATCAACACGCCGTCAACATACAGGAATAGATGAAAGACCGATGGATGGTACACCATCAAATAAAACCAATTTTTCACCAAGTAATATTGATAAGAATGTAGAGATAATCAAAAAGATTATGGTGCGATCGGCTAAGCAAAAAGGTATAAAGATAAATGACTTTAAAGGTAAAGCCGATGCGATATGGTCTGAAGGTAAAAAATTAATACCGCATAAAGATGATATTGTAACTGCATACAAAACAACAAAAGATAGATCAGTTGAATTATTATCAGAAATATCAAATACTTTAACAGAGAGTAAAATATACCAGGGTACTGATGCACGAGTTACATCTAAACTATATGAATTTCAAAAGAAACGTGATGCTAGAGAAGAGAGACAAGAAAAAGCTGAGATAAAAAAAGAAAAGAGACAGTCGGTATGGGAGAAAGTTAAAAAAATAGGATCTGGAATAAAGAAAAACGTATCAAGTATATTTGACTTTATAACAAAACACCCAAGAATGGCAATAGCAGCAATAGCAGCAATATTCTTAGCTGGTGGTGGGAGACTAGCAAAATTAGTGAATTGGGCAAAGGATAATCCTCTCATAGCTAAGATTACTGCAATAGGTGCTGGGATTGCATTATTTGGTAAAAAGATAGCATCATCTATAAAATTGCTTGGTAGACAAATTAAATGGTGGGGTAAACAGTTCGGAAAATTCGGAGGTTTCTTAAAAAAGACTTTTCCGAAAGCTGCTAAATTTATAGGTAAGGTTGCTGGTAAAGCAGGTCTTGTAGGTAAAGGTGCTCTTAAGAAAGCTGGTGCTCCATTAGCTTTGGCACTTGAAGCTAAAGATGCGGTTACATTGGCTCTCAGTAAAAACGCTAGAACTAAAGCTAAAAAGGGAGCAATAGAAAGAGGTACAGCATTTAATGAAGCTAAAGGTTTCAAAGCAAAAGCAAAAGCTGGCGCTAGTTTAGCACTCGATGGTATTATGAATGCATCAAAAAATGTAGTTGGTTTAGGTTCAATGGGTGTAGATATACTTAAAGATAAGAAATCTGAAAAAGATAGACAGAAAGAATTAGAACATTGGCAGTATAAAAAGAAACGAATGAATTTAGTTCTTAAGACTAATAATATTACTGGTGATAATGCAGCTGAACTTAAAAGTCTATTTGTCCAGCATCCAGGTAGAATGGTTTTGATTGAACAGTTAATAGCTAAAAAGATGGCTCCAAAAGATATTAAATTTATACTTGATGCTAAAGTTACCCAGAAAAAGGCTAGTGATAAAAGAGGTGACATTAAAGTACTGAATACAATTATAGCTAGAGGTAATGATAGAAATACCGTATATGGTTTATATGAACGATTGGGTGATATAGAATCTGTCAAAAAAGCATATAATACAATATTCAGTTCCGATGATAAGGGTAACGATCTTTTACAATTACTAGAACAGAATCCAGATAAATCAGACTCTATTCATAACTTATTAGCTAAGGGTATGTCAGTTAAAAAGATCAAGAAAGCTCTTGGTATTAAAACTAAAAAACCTTTAGATGAAAAACAGATCGAAGCTAAGAAATCTAACAATAAAGAAATAAATTCTGATATGGAGTTTATTCAGAAAAGAATAGATTATATAGAAAAGAAAAAATCCAGCGGGAAAATGTCTCTGCTTGAAAAGAATAATTTAAAAAGTTATATTGATCAAATTGAAAGATTGAAAAAACAAAAGACATCAAATACAGAACAAATGGAAGTGGGTAAGAAAAAGTATGATAGCCCATATGTAGATTCAGCTAAATTAACTTATGAAGATAATCAAAATAAAAAACCAAGGAAAGCATCTAAGATATTGACTAGGACAGGAGATAAATCTAAATCAAAAAAGAAAAAATCATATAGGGTTGGTTTAGCTGAATTCGAAAACAGATTTGATGGTTCTAGTAATAAAAAATCGAAAGGTAATGACAATCTTGCAAGTCGATTTGATGGTTCTAGAAAAGTAAATGATTGGTTTGGTAAAGCATCTAAGATATTGACTAGGACAGGAGAGGTGATTCAACCTCATAAAAATGATCTTATATCAGTTTCTAAAAAACCAATATCGACACTATTTAATAAGTCTGAAAAGATTGAATCAATAAATAAAAAGTTTACAAATGCAATTAAAAAATTAGAAGAACGAACCAATAAAATAAAACATAAAATCACAGAAGTTAGTAAATCAACTTCTAAAGTGGATCAATCTAAAATGAATTCTGTAGCAGAAGAATTAAATAGGTCGACAGCTACAGCATCTATATCTGGAAAGATGAAAGATACTATGACTAAAACTGGTGAGAAGACTGAGAGAGTTTTAGGTGAAATGGTTACAAATGTTATGAAGGTAGTGAACACAACAAGTACAACCGTCAATAATAATAATAGTGGTGGTGGTAATATAATACCAGATCCATTCTGGAAGAATATTGATTCAATTTTGAATGGAAATTATGTTTAAAGGAGAAGATTACTTATGGCTATGAAATTACCTAGGATTATCGGATACCCATCTGCTGTTAGTGGTGATGAAGCTGAAGGTTATACAATAGGTAGTAATGATCTAGCTGCTGCTTTCGGTTCTGCATCAATGGACAAAGTTATAAATAAAACTATGAATATGTTATATATAACTCCTTCTAAAGCCCAATATGAATCAGGGTTAGAAATATATAAATTAGAGCCTGATTCCAAAGAATGGGAAAAATATATGAAAGCTCATGATGTTGATACTAGTAGTTTAGGCACTGCTAGTTATATACCTATAATGTATCAACATATGTCTCCGATATCAGAAACATATAATTCTGCATATTCTGATAGTTCAATCTTATCTCAACTAGAGAATGGTGCAGCTAGTCAAACTATCCAGGATCTTAATTATATTACTGGCAGTCGAGTTATGGATAAGATCGATGACGTGGCTGCAGGTGATAGTTTTGCTTCTGGTGCTGCAGGATCAATAAAGGCAATGTTAGATCAAGCTGAAGGTAGCGGTGGTAAAATGGCTGCTATAGCTAAGATGATTAAGAATGCTGATGGGAAGATGGATTTCCCAATGATGTGGAGATCATCCGGGTATAGTGCCAGTTATGAATTTACTATTAGATTATATAATCCATTTCCTAAAAATGAGAATGCATACATGACAAATATTATAGCTCCTATGGTTGCACTATTATCATTTGTATTACCTAAAAGTAAAGATGGTTCGTCTTATGAATGGCCGTTCTTATGTAGCTTCCAGATACCACATCAAGTTAATAGTATAGCATCTGCAGTTACTAGTATATCAGTAGTGAAGGGTGGTGATGTGAATGATATTGCATGGGATCAAAAACCAAATATCATAGATTTAAGAATGTCGATCACGCCACTTTATTCAACTATGTTGATGTCATTAGAAGAACCGACGAGTGGTGCTCCTACGTTAAAACGTGAAATAGATGGGATGTTGCAAGCAGGTCCATCATTAAATGATCCTATAGAAACAGTAGCTAATGTTAATACTGGAACATCTACAGAAGTAGATTCAGGTAGACCAGTAACTGCATTGCAAACTAATGCTGCTTCATTATTATCTTCTTTAGCTTAAAGATAATTCTTTAAAAAGAAAGCGATATAATACGCTATAAAATTCCTTGATATTGCTTTAGATTGAATTGATAGACCATTATACCATTTCTCTAAATCAGAGTCTTTGATAATTTGAGTATGTATATCAGTAATTGCTTTCTTAAAATATACTTGTTTATTAGTAACTTTAATAGACATCATCTTTTGTACATGATCTAAAAATTTTGTTGTTTTGAATATAGACGAGTCTTTAACATTTTCCATTAATAGATATATAGCTGTTTCTACTTCATCTGAGTATTTAGAAGTTGATAATTTATCAACATATAATTTAGATAATTTTTTATTGAATTTTATCAATGATGAAGCATGTCTCATAGCTGATTCATCTATCTTCCTGTACACACACATATCCTTTGAAATTCTAGCAGAATACATTTTTAGTTTAGTTTCATGTGCTGGATCATAAGATTCTTTATCATTGATATCGGTTTTACTTTGTTTCTTCTCTTCTATACTATCATAATAGTGATGGAAGAAACTTTTCATGGATTGTTTAATTCTATTCCTGAGTGAATATATCATTCTAAAGATTCTATCTGAATCATTATTTATCAAATCTTTCATGTATATTTTAAATACTGCTCTTGAAAAATATATTACACTATTAGGAATTGTTTTTTGTTTCGAGAACATATGGTTTCTTGACAATCTATCTAAAGCTGTTTGCCATGCATCAGGAAGACATAAAGGATGCCTACTTCCTTTTTTAGTAGTGAAAGTATATAGTAGATTAGTATAGAATCTCAATGAAAATAAATGGAACGTAGCTTCCGCTGCTGCAAGATCCTTATTAAGTAAAAACTCCTGCGTAATCAGTATCAAAAGTGTGGTAAAAGGATCATGTAAGAGGTTAAATTTCATTCCCTTATATTTTTGCTTGGAATACTTTAAAAGTTCTTTTTCGTTGGAATTGGTCCTGAAAAACAACTCTCTTTTAATCTCAGCAATCTTCGGATAGTAACAACTTTCTACCATATTTGAAAATTCATTACTGATCTTATTGAGTATAAAATTATGCAGACTCTTGTGATCAATTTCAGAAATTACTTGGTTCTTCTGGGAATATATTCTTTTCATAATTTATTTACTATGTCTATCTCAATTGTATCATGAGTAAATCCTGTATGTTGAGGAGTATAGTCGATTAAGTCTTCTTGCTCTAAATCTTTTATTTCATAATCAAATACAATATCAACTGCAGGTTCAAGTAATTCACAATATTTTACACCACTAGTCTCTCTTGTTATAGTTATAATTTCTGATCTATCTAATGATTTATGAATCCCCATCTTAGATGAGAAATAACTTATTAGATTATCTTTAATTTTATCTTTTAATTTACTGCCTTCAGTAGTAGTAGATGGATCAAGTTGTACTTTTAGTTTGATTCTTAATGGTATTTCCATACTCTGTACATCTATCCAGTTAGTGCCATTATAAACTATAATCTTTTCTCTTCCTTCTGAATCGACTTCATCCTCTACTTTTACATAGGTTCCTCTTGTTGGTTCAGTTAAAAACCAAACTCCACTACCACCATCACTAGGAAAGAATTCAGCTATATAGTTAATATAACTTGCCAATTCAATTTGTGAGTTTTCATAGTTAGGAACTATTCCATTTACAATGTAACGTATTGTTTCGTCAACAGTAGCTGAAGATGATGAACAATATGCAGCACCACCAAGAAAGGTTATATCTTCAGGACACTCTATTTCAAATGGAGTAACAAATCTACTTCTTACTGTATAGTCAATAGGATTGTATCTAAGATTATTCAATCTACCATATGTATCTGGGAATTTCACATTTATGAAATCAGTAAGCATTCTCTTTTCATCAATATCTAAATTCTTCATTAAAGCTTGCATTACATTTATTTCAAAATTTGGATATTGTGCATTATCAGATCTATTTAAAACACCACCTGTACTACCATCATCTAAATAATGAGATAATATAACTGGAGTGTTATGTATATCATATCTAATTGAATCAGGGTGGACCACACCATCCCAAATAGTAGTACTTGTTATTTCACTTTTCATTACATTACTTAGATCTTTTCTGACAAGTATATCTGCATAGTAACTAGTAACTGGTTGCCATCCTTCTGTAGGAGATTCACCTGTCGTCAGTACTTCACCTAATTCATTTACATACAGACCTTTTGAGTTTCTCAGAATAGCATAACCATCTATATGAAATTCGAATCTTTGAGTTTCAACAGGAACATTTAAATAGTTAGGAATTTCAAATTCAAAGTATTTATAAACATCTTCATTATTAGTATCTTTTACAGTGTATACTAGAGTTTGATCATATTCTTCATTAGAATCCCATTTAGTTATCATTCTGCATCTAAATTCTAAAACTTTATAATCTGAATCAGGTGATGTTGCAATATGATTCACATTGACTTTCACTTTAAGTGCGTATATAGAAGAACTACTTAGAACAGAAGAACTAGATGTCGATGAACCATCTTCTGAATTTAATTCAATATCCATATCAACATTCGCTATAGGTATATATGCATATTGTTGATACCATGAAGGTTCTCTTTCATTATACAAAGTGACTGGACTGCCTATTATATTCTGTAAAATATAATCATATGACGCAGACATAGTATCTAGATCCATTGTGATGTTATATAATGTTTGATAATTTTCATCATCTACATTCACTTCACTTGTTCTTAGTATTGTATATTTACCATCAACAAAATCAGGGTCATAAACAGGAAACTTGGCATTTCTAGTTGGAACAATTTGTGGTAGATAATTCTCATCATGATACATCAATAAAATAAAAGCAATTATTTCATTAACTTTTATATCACTTCTCTTTAAAATTGGATACGCCTCAACTGTAGGGAATGAATCACCCATGATTATATTTATATCATCATAATCAGATTCAGATACTAATCGTTCTTTAACTCTTAAATTAATAATAGCATTTCTTTTAACTTCTGGTAATGATGGAGTATCACCCCCACCAATAGACGCAGATGGATTCATTACAGAGTATGTTATAGTATGAGGTCTTGTTGTATTATCACCGGATGTAGTATTATATTGACCAGTATCATAGTCATACACATAGTTTGGATTTACAGAATACTTTAAGGTATCGCCTTTAGTTATCGAGTTCGGAATCACATGACCATTTTCACCTTGTGTTACGAACAATTCAATTGTAACTACTGAATTCTGTGCAGGTTGCTTTCCAACAATACCATTACCAAAGAATAATTCTCCTTTGTTAATTCCAGTAACCACTACATATTCTTCACTTTGTGGTGCCATAGTATAAATACCATGCAGAGATTCATTCCATAAATTCCATTCTATTACATCTCCTCGTTGAGTGTTGACTCGGGTATTAGGATCAAAGTTATCAACAACATCAGGAGTTAATGGGATTCTATCACCTGCATTTGGTTCAGCTACCCATACATTGATACTAGATATCATACCAACATAATCTAAAATTTTAGTGTAGAACTGGTATGGTTGAATTCCTGATGGGATTACAAATTGGAAAAGAGTTTTTTCTTGTTGTGTAAATGCCATGCTGAATGAAGCATTCTTTCCATCTTGACTTAAAAATATCGGTAAGAATAAACCATTACTATCTCTAACTGTTAATGCTGAATTATTAATTAGTGACCCGGTAGCTACTGTCGAATTATCTATCTGTTCTGTTAACAACTGTCTGTCTAAAGAGAATTTAGTAGCTTGTGTACTATCTGAAATAGAATCAATTGTAAATGGGATACCGTCAGCTACAGCTTTGTAATCATTAGGGATAGTAAATATAACATCTTCTGATTGGAATGATAGAGGGACAGTGAATAATACATCCACTTTAGATGGTACTGCTTTTGGAACTTCATAACCAATCCATCTAGCTAGATTGTATACTGATTCTTGCATCTGAGCTTCAACCATGAAGAACTCTCTATATATAACTGAATCATAAAATAGATGATTAGCTGATAGAATGGATAGAGAATCTATTATATAAGATATAACACTAGTCTTATAAAAATCAACTGTCTCTAGATCTAAATACTCTTTAGCAAATTGTATTAATTGAAGACGAATCTTCTCTCTAGATCCATAGATATTAACTCCATCGCCAACTAATTTATTAAAATTATCCAGTTTCATATTGATTAAAACCCTTTTATAGTTTGTTCAGATTAATTTGATATCTCTTCTTGGTATAACCCAGTTTTTTCTTTAAAGAAATCATTAACTTTTAATTTTGAGTTCTTTAACTGTAACTTGGTTAATGCTATAGCATCAGAGGTTTGGTATATTTGTTTTTCATAATCAACAAAAGTGTAATTTCCGCTTAGTTGTTTTTCTATTTGGTTTTTTCTCTTAGATGATGATTTTACAGTAACTCTCCAAAATGTAACTTCTGTACTTGATGTCTTCTCTACATTCACTATTTCATATAAAGGAGTTTGTGCTTTGAATGAATCATCTCTCCATGATATTTGATTCCATAACACATGATCATGTACCGTAGGTTTAAATTCATAAATAGAAGGTATATAAAAAGTAGAAGTAGAATTCTTAAATCCAACCCCGCTCTCATCTGCACTCATACTAAATTGGAATTGCTCAAAGTTATACACAGGAAGCATTAATATTTTCTTCCATAGATAACCAGATAAATTACCCATCAATTCATATGATCCAGCTACTAATGTATCTTTATCCATTACACTGTTAGTTAAATCTAAACTATAATAAGTAATAGGTAATGTAATTCCAAATGCATCGTAATACTGATACATCAACTCATAATAGTCTAGAGGATATTCATTGATAGAATACCATTTTTGATTATACATTATCTTAGACATTATGTTAACCCTGCTGTAATCTCATCTTCTAAACCAAACATTCTATTTTGTTCAGATAAGAATACTGAAACTGAACCTTTGACACCTTTTCTCTCGATATTAACATCTACTTGTACACCTTTGCCACCTTCAAATTTTTTGATATGTACATCTTTTACAGAGACTCTATCTTCAAATTGTTCTACTCTCTGCTTTACTTCGTATTTTATCTCGCTTAGTGTAATAGAATCACTCATCTCAAATAATTTTCTATACAGCAATGAACCAAAAGTTGGATCAAAAGGATAATGTCCAAGGGGAGTCATAAGGAGTGTTCGTATAGAATGGATAGCAACATCAATGCCACTGATTCTTTTTAAATCACCTGACGAACCAAAGAAAGGCAAGTAATCATATAATTCATCTTTCTTACCCTTTATCTGGTTTTCAAAGAAAATAGCAGGATCTGATTGAGCCATAACGTGTGTCCCTATTTAACTAGTCGATCCAAGCCTTCAGATTTCAATTTTTCTTTTTCTTCGTCGTATCTAATTTTCCAATTCAAATATTCATCAAGCCTGTATATCGGCATTTTAATAATATCTATATAACCCATGCCACTGAGTTCCATAGTTAAGAAGATGTTTTCTTTGTGACGTTTAATATAAGCGTCCTGAAAACTACTATTCATACATTGCGCGAAAAAACTGACTGACAAGATCAATAGAAATCTTGTCCTCATTTCCACATTTTTTACATCTAATAATAGATTCAATATCTACACCGTATTTACCAAATTCTTTATCATATGCTTTATCTATTAATTTTCTGTCAGTTGAAGGTAATTCTTTGTAACCCATTAAAATATTATCTCTATCTTCAATTGTTTCAACTGCTGTTTTTGCATTTGGTTTATCTATTTCAAAACGATTGATTATAAGTAAACTCATACTCATTTCTTTTGTTTCTGGAGTTGCAAATTTAAGAGTCTTCATCAATTCATATTCATCTACTAACATAGGTTGTTTTATAACAGCAGTTATATTCTTTGCAATTTCAAATTTTACTTTTATTTCATGATCGCAAATAGATTTGGTATCATCTGCCCATAATACTGCTTTGAAACTTTTAAGGAAATCAATTTTTACACTGTTCGTTATGTCACATTTTGGACATTTGGTATCATAGTTATGAATATCTTTAAAAGAAGAATGATATAAACCATACATCAATGCATCTCTATCTTTAATCGTAATTTTGTTCATAATATCTTCGAAGGTTTTTATACTTTCTGGTTTCTTTACGATACATTTATAAATCACGCTATTTAAATGGTCAGCAAGTCTATTTTCGGTTACTAGACTGCCCTTTAAAATCTCTTCTTCTTCCACTGTTAATGCTCTAATAGAGAACTCTAATAAAGTTTGCGGTGTAATGATTGAATACTCTGGGTATTCAATATTAAAACCATTGAAAATTTCTACATTGGCTGCATTCTTACTCATGTTTAATAACTCCTAGTATTTTTAATTTAATGTAATTCATTTATGTTTTGTTCTTTCTCCTCTTTTAATATTCTTTTTAATTAAAAGAGGAGAAATCCCAAAAATTCTAAAATTCCTAATTATAATATATTATTGTTTTGATGAATCAGTACCTTTACCACCATTTGTTAGGTCGCCTCTATATCCAGCTGTAGGATTATTACCGTCACCACTATGAATTTGATCTGCGTATTGTTGACATTTAGTATGTACCCAATTTTCATGCAATACCCAATCACAATTGAATTCAACATCAACTTCTAATTTATCAATTGCAGTTAGATCACCTGTATATAGATCTTGAGGATCTTTTGCAGGGAACATACCTGTATAACAAGCTGAATATTCAACTGTCACACCATCAGGTTTAGTTGTCCAATAGAACATACTACCAGCATAATTACTTTTACTGTATTCTGATATATTAGCATTTAGCATTGATGTACCAGTTTTATAATCTCTGATCATTCTTACCCAACCACTCATAATAGATAATATTGGGAGATGAGTGAATTCTAAGAATTTAAGAGATACAGTATTAGTATAATCAATGTTAGTCGGAACTGCCCATTTGATTCCACCGATACCCTGGAATTCAGTTTTATTTAAAGTACCACCTGGTGCCTGTACTGACATACATGATGATTCTAAAAATGTTTCAATTTTTTGTTCTCCTAATTCAGAACCAGCGAGTTCACCATCACCAGTCTTTACATAATCAGCTAGACCTGTTGGTAATTTAGAAAATTTAATATAATGATATCCAGAAATATATGGATCAGCTACGATACCCGGTGTAGTACCACCAAAGTGTCTATCTCGTGCTATATTGTTTAATACACCTTGAAACGCGTTAACAGCCATTTCAATTCTCCTTTTTTATTAGATTAAATGGGAGACTCAAACATATGAGCCTCCCATCAAAATTATTTTACAAATAAGTTAAGTTCAATCTTCTCGATAACCTTAGTAGGTTCAAGTGTGACATTTACATGACATATTTTATTTTTGAATTCATATTCATCTGCACCAACATCAACAGCATAACTAACCAAACCTCTTTTAGCCTGGATCCTATCAAGGAAAGGAACAATCCCTCTCTTGATTTGATCATGCGTTACTGCATCATTGAACTCAAATATAAAGAACTTACAATATTGTTCTAAAGCTCTTTTAATATAAAGAACCAATCTCATAATATTCACATCTTGTAATGCTGTAGGTCTCTTTTGAGAAGTTAAATTACCCCATACAGTATAACCTTCAGGGAAATGAACGATTGGGTTAACTTGATTTAAGTATAAACCATCTCTCTCACCTAATTTAGGACTCCATCTTAATTCTTTAATATCACTTAATGTCGCTCTATTAAATCCAGCAGGAGCATACCATAATTCATATAATCTATCACTTAGTGGAATTACTTGTGCCATATGATATACAGGAGTTACCCATAAATCTCTACCAGTAAATGAATCATATACTCTGCTATAAGATTCATATCTAGCTGCGTATCTAGTATTCCATGAATATGTATCTACTTCTGATACATCAGTTATACTTCCACCGACATAAGTTACAGTATCTTCATAATCAATATTATCACCACAATCACTGATCAACATACAATCGCGTCTAAATTCATCAACTAATTTTCTAGCTGAATTTTTGACATCTGGAAGATATCCAGCATCATATACTAATGAGAAGTAGATCCAATCAAGATCAAATACATCATCAACTATTTGAGTTTTCCATGTACCATCAGATTTAGGAGCATTATCAGGTTTAACTAATTCACCAAGATAAGCATCTGATAAAGTTTGAGTTGCAGTTTCTTGATGTACTAATGTTTTACCACTATCTTGATCTTCATATACTAAAGAACCTTCAGTACCTTCAGTAAAATGAATTGGATCAACACCCAAGTCAATGATATTTAAAGCATATGCATCTTCAAGATCTCTTTTTGCTGCTGTAACTTCTGATCTAGCATCACTCACATCATCAATAGCTACAGAGACTGCATCATTTCTAATAAGAATATTAGCTGAAGTATCTGTAGGTAAAGCTCTAGCAACATCAAGTGCTGTTAATGCTTCATCAAGAACAGAAACTGTATAATCATAATCTAATCTTGCAAATTCAATTCTAGTACCTTTGTATCCTAAAACAGTCTTTTGACCATTTTCATCGAGTACATCAAATCGAGTAACATCATCAGGAAGAGAAGGATCATTCTGGTAATAATCTAACATTTCTTCATCTAATCTAATAAGTGCTTGACTATTAATAGAACATTTAACTCTACTTGAGAATTTGTTAACTACATCTTCAATATATAAAGATTCACCAGTATCATCAACGATACTAGGATCAAAGGAAACATTGAATGATTCAACAATTGCATCATCACCATCTGATTGCTCTTCATAAATATCAAGAATGTATACACCGAATAATTGGTTATTAGTGTGACTTGAAATTTTGATAGCTAATTTATTATAGTATGAGCCACGGCCTATACCTCTGAAGTAACAAAGGATACCATCAGGAATACCTGTACCACCAGTTAAAGATGTGTACATGTAAGGAGATGTATCTTCAGTTTGTAAAAATGTTTCTAATTTACTTACATGATTTGTTGTTAAATATGTAATTGGATCAGGAGTATTACCAGGATTAGGATGACTTTGTCCATCTTGGAATAATGCTATTGTTTGTAAGAATTCAAATTCAGTTGTGCCTGAGCTACTTGAATATGAATAACTAACATCTTCTGTACCTAATTGCATACCAATATTAAGATGCGAATATGTTGCATCATCTGGTAAAGCTCTTAATACATATAAATGAGAAGAGGCACTTAAATGCTGCCATGCAACATATGGTCCCTGTCCATTATATTTACCATAATCCAAAATATTTGGTTCGCCATATAAATTAATAAATTGTTCTTTACTAGAAACAAACATCAATTTATTATCAGGACCTTTTTTAGATAGTATAGGCACAAACCCAACCGTGCCGGGAACATCTGCAAGGTACTCTGACAAGTCAATAATTCTGGTATAAACTCCAGGGGAAATCAGCTGTCCTAATGCCATAACTACTCTCCTTCTTTTAAAAGTTATGATTACTTTAATTCTATCTTCTACTCAAAGATTATTATTTTAATTTATTCAGGTTCATTTTGGGAAAATTTTCATAAAAATTCTTATTCGCATATAAAAAAATTCTTTTGAATAAATTAAGTAAAAAAGGAGTTGTAATGATTGATAAATTATGTGAGTGTGGATGTGGTAAATATGTAAATACAAAAACATCTAGATATATTTTAGGTCATTGTAATAAAGATCCTAAAGTCAAAGAAAAGAAAAGATTGACATGTTTGAAGAACTACGGGACTGATTATTCATTCCAAAGTAAGGTATGTAGAGATAAGACTAAGAAAACTTTAATGGAAAAGTATGGAGTTGACAATATATTTAAAAGTGAAACTGTCAAACAGAAATATCGTTTAACAATGAATGATAAATATGGTGTTGATAATCCATCTAAGATAGAAATTGTTAAACATAAAAAGAAAGTCACATGCTTAAAGAATCATGGTGTTGAAGTTCCAACACAGTCAGATGATATCAAACGAAAGATTCAAAATACATGTATGGATAAATATGGTGGGGTAGGTTTTGCATCTAAAGAATTAAATGATAAAGCAACTCAAACTATATTAGAAACATATGGGGTTGATAATTATTCAAAAACTCTAGTATTCAGAGAGTTGGCTAAGGAAACAATAATAAATAGATTAAATGACCAAATGAAAAATGGTAACATTGTATCTCCTACTATAGGAAAATTAGAACCATTATTTTTTGAATTCCTTCAGGTATTGACAAATTATGAAATAATTCGACCATTAAAGAATATATACGGATGTTTTCCAGATGGATTTATTGAGGAATTAGATATAGTAATTGAATTCGATGAACCTTACCATACTCAAAAGTGTCATCGAAAACGTGATAATATTAAAGATGGTATATATAAACTCCATAATCTAAACATATTCAGAGTTTCACAAAAAGAATGGGAAAATAATCCAGATACAATTAAATTATCTTTTATAGATTTGATAAAAGAATTAGAATCAAGTAATGTAGAAAAAGGATCCAAGAACAATATTTAAATCATTCTTGGATCCTAATAAATATACTAATTTATCTTAGAAATAAATCTTCCATAAGAATACTATTTCTCTATCAATTGTCTTCCTCAGGGTCGAAAATGTAACACGAGAAAACATTATATAAGGAGTTATTGTTTTATCCACAAAATTACAAGTCATCTCAGGTGGAGTAATAGGACTCTCTCCGATTGCATCAGATTTGTCAACAACAATATAAGCACTTCTTCCAACAGAACCATTATACAAGTCTACTATTAATAAAGGGGAATCCTGTAAAATAGTATTATCGGTTCCTGTTACTCTATTTATCCATATATAATCACCAACATTCAACCCGGATAGATCACCTTCATTTTCTAAATCAATAGTATCTAAAGTATAAATAGCATAATCGCCATCTTTCTCTACTTTAATACAATCCAATGTAGTTGAAAAAGCTCCACCAGCTCCTGTTTGTTCACCAGGATCATCTACAGTAGGATCAGCTACAAATAAAGCAGCTTCATTTAAATCTTCAAAAGCTCCACCATTAGCATCATCACTTGATAATTCAATTCTTATCTCAGCAATGATAGGAGGGTATTTTGTTACTGCATCTTCAACATAGGGATTACCTCTATCTTCTTTAATAGTAACACTTGAGAATTGTTTGTAATAACCATGGTCACCATTATAATCAGAACCATAAAAATCATAACCTACATCAGTTGGTATTAAATCACTTCTCATTCTAACAGGAGCTAGTAACTCAGTATCACTTCCATAAGTAGCACCGGCTTGTAATGAGTTACCAGGTTCACCGCCACCAGCACCAACTGAAAACCAACGTAATGTCTTTTCATAAATCTCAGTATCATCACCTGCAATAGCTCCAGCGAAGGCTCTTCTTAATAACCATTCTCTACCACCGTAAACAATCAGATTATCTTTTTCTGCAATCTTAGTCAGTTTACCTTCTTTATCTTTCTCAAAGACTTCAACTGCACCTTTCATACGAGGTTCATTGACTCCTGTTGATACTTGCTCTTTCAAATTAGCTGAGTATCTTTCATTTATGTTTAAGATTTCTTGATTCATTTAGTCGTGCTCCTTAATATTTTAATTTATTCAATAACATGTATTAAATATTCTTTAGTCTGAGTATACTTCAAAGTTTTTAACTGTAACATCACTACTGACCCCACCACTTTCAGCTATATCAATTTTTAAATATTGACCCCATACAGAACCTGTTAATGCTATTACTCCTGATGTTGCATTTATTACTGAAATTGTTTGAATTTGAGTAAATGGAGTAGCAGAAGAATATTTTTGACTTAAAGTACAAACTGCAGTTCCGCCACTAGTTGCAGCTATATTCAATAAACAGAATACATTACCTTTCTTAACTGATCCTAAATCTATATCAATAGTACCAGTAGTCCCAGTTGTAACAGTACCTGTACCAGTATCAGAAGGAATAAACATATTATCTAAATCAGATGGAACTGGCGACCATGAACCACTAGTAGTAGCTAAACCAGTAGAACCTAAAATAGAATTGTTTGCATCTGATAATACTTTATGAGTATGTAATACAATTTTACCACTACCATCAGTTAATGATTTTAATTGAGGTTCAGATAGATATACCAAATTATTATCATATACTACAGAAGAATCAATACCATCTACATTCGCAATAAACTTAGCTATTAAAATTTGAGTATATATTGATTCAGTTAATATGAATCTAGAAGTCAATACTTCAATAGTATCTGGTCCTTTTGATTTAAGATATACATATGTGTTCGCTGTTATTGATGGGGGAATAGGTTCATTTAAAGCAACAATGTCTGCTCCCGCTGAATATTTTCTGATAGGAGCAAGTATATCTTCATAATAATAACCACCTAGATATAATTTGGCTGTTGAAATTATAGCTTGATGACCAGCTGGAGTTGAGTTTAATAGATATTTGCCATTATAACTCTCTTCATCACCAAAGTAATTAAAGAAATTATCATCTTCACTACTCTGTGCACTTGAACTACTTGAATCAACTCCATCTCTAGAAACTATAAATTTAATAGCACCTAATTTAGTTTGAAACCTAGAACTAGCTGGAGTATCAGTCTGTGAATATGCATCAGCTGAAGATATATAATATCCAAGTTCTTGATGGAATCCGATAGTACCTCTAGAACTAAGACCAAAACCAGTTTTTAGATTTGATCTTGCACCAAAAGCAGTGACAGTCATTTCAGTTCCTGTTCCTGAATATGTATATGTATCCGCAGTATCATTACCAACTGCGGAATAACCAGCACTACCATTTTTAGTTCTATTATTTACTATCCAAAATCCATCTTCAGTAATCATAGACCCGTTTGGTAGATCATAATACAAATTACCACCATTCAATGCCATAGTTGCTTCCATCTGTGTTTCATTTATATAATGGGATGATGCACTTACTGTCAGTTCTATCCATCCAGCACCAGTGTCACTTAAGAAAGCATGTTGTTTAAAGAATTTATTATCTGGGTGTGGCTCTGTACTGATAGTTATATCAGCTACTATGCCAGGTGTATGACCAGAATTAGTAAAACTTAAAACAGGCGCTGAAGTATAACTTTGACCTTGATTAGTGATAGTTACGGTTGTGATGATACCACCAGCTACATCAAAATTACCAATAGCACCTGTACCGCCACCACCAGTGAATATAAGTACAAAGTTACCATTTGTATATCCAGTACCACCATTAATTATAGTTGTAGTCGTAGTGAGCCTATTACTTAAATTAGTGTCTTCGTTTGTACCTATTAAGTAAATCCAATCATTATCTGGATCATAACCCCAGTTCATATATTCTACAAATGGTTCATCTACGAATCTTTTTACATTTAATGTGTCTGTATAAGCACCTACTGATGTAAATTCATCTAATAATCCATATCCACCAGGTATATCATTAGTAGTTAAAACCGTACTTCTATAACAATTAGCTATGGAATCAAGAGGAATTGCACCTGCGATACCTAAACCAATTCTCCATTCAGTCTGGACACTATCCCAGTACATGTACCAATCATTTTCATTTTTAAAATATACATGACTGCTATGTAAACCATCTTTTTTAATATATGATCCACCTGCATCTGCTTCAGCAGTAAGGTTAACTATAACTTCTCTTCCTTCTGCAAATGACTGGGCGTCCCAGAAAGAAGGCACTGAATGATCGGCTAATCCTGAAGGTCTTCGATGAGGTAGGAATTCAAATCCACCATCATCCACATCAGTATTGATAGCTGTAAAGGTTTTACCTGTATCTGTAAATACTATTTCTGGAACTTCATTCGTATTAGTTCTGATTGTTACTTCTGCGATCTTACTACCTGAACCTTGATGTACGTAATAATGTACATTTTTATCTTGAGTTGAATCAACAAATGAAGTCATTACATTATTTGCATAAAATATAGTTAACCATGCACTATACACAGTCCATGATAGTCCAGTATCCAGTACAATGGAAGTTATAACTTTATAATTTGGAGG